TTAGTATCATATCTGTAGAAATACTATATAATAATTAATTTAATATAGTTATATTTGAATTGGCACCTAAAGTTCCCTTGTAGAATTTTAGGTGCCAATTTTATTTCTGTAATTTGGGGATATAATCTGGAGTATATTGAAGTATACTGAATATAAATGGCTATTATATACGATTTTTGATGTATAATTCATATTTCTATATATTTTGGAAAAATTCATCAAAAAATTAGAAAAAAGTACTTGCATAATATTAGTGCATCATGTTAATATATACGAGTAGTCAACGAGAGTTGATACGCGGCCCCGTGGTGTAGCGGTTAACATGTCGCCCTGTCACGGCGAAGATCGTCAGTTCAAATCTGATCGGGGTCGCCATTTTTTTTTACAAAAAACATGCCTCGGTAGCTCAGTCGGTAGAGCAACGGACTGAAAATCCGTGTGTCGACAGTTCGATTCTGTCCTGAGGCACCATTTTGTATTCCGCGCGGTTGTGGTGGAATGGCAGACACGCCATCTTGAGGGGGTGGTGAGCGTACGCTCGTGAGGGTTCAAGTCCCTCCAACCGCACCAGGCTAATTACATAAGGGCTTACAGGTAATTCTGTAGGCCCTTATTTTTATTTTGACAACTTTTTGTCTTGCGTGGTTTGACAACATTTTGACAACTTTTAAAATATCTTTTCTATTTTCTCGAGCAAATCATCTTCCATAGTAGGTGTAACATGCGAATATGTGTTCATCGTTTCTTCAAAAGAGGCATGACCTAATCTAGTTTGTACAGCTTTTATATTGGCACCGCTTTCGATAAGTAGTGTGGCGTGTGTATGTCGAGTACCGTGCATGCTAAAAGCTGGCTTGCCTATGAGTTTTGCATAATGCTTGCACAATCTACTTACTTCGTCAGGATTTCTAGGCCCTCCATGTATACCAGGAAACACCAAATTATGGTTAGTCCAGTTCGGAGTGGCTAACATGCGTTTATCGATAGTTGTTTTGTGTTTTCGTAATATTGCCATAGTATCGGCATCTATCGAGATTGTACGTCGTGAGCTATCCGTTTTAGTAGTAGGGGAAAGGACGCCACCTCCATTAATTCGTAATGCAGTTTGTTCGATTGATATAGTTGATTTACTAAAATGAACATTCGACCATGTTAAGCCTAATAATTCTGATCTACGCAGACCGCTTGCAAATGCTAACTTGAATAATGCGTAATGTTCGCTGTTAGTTATGACATTCAAAAATTGTTTTATCTCATTAGCGTTTAATGTTATCATTTCTTTTATTTTAACTTGCTTTGGTCTATCAATATTTTTCATATAGTTTTTAGGTATTATCTCATCACGTACTGCTAATTCCAGTACAGAGTTAAGTATAGTCATAGTATATGTGATAGTTCGCGTTGATAGGTGCTGCATATTGTCGAATACTTTACGTAGTTGAGCTGGTCGTATATCAGCTAACTTGATACCACCTATTGTAGGTAATATATATCTGTTAATTATTCCCTTATAACTATTTAACGTGGCTATCGTAATTGTTTTTTCTTTGATTGATAACCAAGTATTAATCCATTCATATAATGTAATAGCGCCGTTGAAGTTGAGGCACGAAGAAAACTCCTTTTCATATTGTTGGAGTTTTTCTCGTGCCTCTTTTTTTGTTTTACCATAAAAGTATTTAGGCTTACCATTAAACGTTTTCTTAATGGTATACCTTCCGTCGGTGCGTTTTGTTGCCATAATGTTATATATCTCCTTAAAATACAAATATATGTTCGATAATATAGATAAAAAATAAATAGCGTTTTTACGCTATATAACATTATTGTTACTATCCAAAAAATGATGATAAAAATCTATATGCTCAAATTCATTATTTGAGGCTGATTGCCTTATCATCTTTTCAACCAGGTTTACGTGCTGGTCGATGTGAAAATCATCATTAATAATATGGCGGAGCTCGTGGGCTAATTCCCTTCGCAGCTCGTCCCCTGTTAAATCTTTATTAACTGCGATAACGTATACTCCATGTTCATCTGTTGTTGTAGTAGTGGCCTTACCTTTAGGCAGGCCACAATGAATAACGTTAACAATCACAATACCACTCCCTATGTATTTATTTATGTTTCGTTTTAAGGTACTCTATATAATTTACAACCTCTTCCATTTCTTCTTTGCTTATATCTTTGGAAGCTGAAAACAGCATTTTAGCTTCTGGCCGTGTGCGTAAATATTCTGCGTACTCAGCTGTTTCTGGATCTTCGTAATATCCTTTAGGAGTAGGCTCGTTGCCTGTTAGCAAATAATCAGTGGAAACACCAAATACTTTTGCGATACTTTGCAACATATCAGTACTAGGTGTGCGAGAACCACCTTCCCATAATGATACAGTCGATTTAGCGACGTTTAATTTTTGCCCTAACTCTTCGCCGGTCATTTTGTTGTATTTTCGCAATTCTTGTATGCGTTGCCCCATAGTTTTCATATTGCATACCTCCTATAGTTATCATATTAAATTGTAAACAGAATGTAAACTTGCAATATGCAAACTTTTATAAAAAATTTATTTGACGGTATGCACTGTGTAAACTATAATAAGCTCATAAGGAGTTTGCAATATGAAAACATTGGGAGGTGAAAACATGGAAACAAACGAATTAATTAAACTCCGCCAACGATTTGGATATACACAGCTAGATATAGCAAACATGCTGGGTTTACCTAAATCTACATATAATCAAAAAGAGAATGGCAAACGGTCTTTTAAACCGGTGGAAATGGTTCAAATCTATGAATTTTTTCACCGACTAGATGATAGCTTGAACATGCAGGATATTTTTTTAATCAAATAGTTTACTTAGCGTAAACAATGAGGTGTAGAAATGTTAAACAAAGAAACAGTACTCAATGAAATATGGGAACACGAATTCAATATCAATTATGAAGCTCAAAGAAAAACATATCTTCATTTTGCAGAGCAAGAACGAGAGTTTGCAATGCGCGTGGCTAAGGTACATGCGAATGAAACAATCGACCAACTTATTGACGCGCCATTGTGGGCTTTGGTTCTGATTTTGAAGGATTATGAGGATAAACAAAAATGAATTATAAACACTGGACATTTAAACCTATTGAAGAAGTCAAAGAATACTACGAACGAACAGGGCTTATAGTTCCTACTTACTGGGCGTTAACAAAACATGATTTTGAAATTGAAATAGCTCGTTTTCAAAGCGTAGTAAATCGTCAAGCTAGTGAGCACTTCAAAAGAATGGTTACATGCGATGAGCGAAAAATCATATTAAGACGCAATCAAGAGTACCTACATTGGTTGCTGACTATACAAATTGAGCTTGGCCTATAAGGAGGTGAAACCATGAATAAGATCTGCGTTACTGTTGAGGAGGCCGCCAAATTATGCTCCGTAAGTGATGAGCAAATCAGAAAATGGGCCAAAGATTATGACTTTCCTTCCATGAGGATTGGAAAGGCTGGCGGTAAAAGATTAATACATTTAGAAGCGTTAAATAATTGGCTAAGACAAAAATGCCAATTAAGAATGGGGGAACGACAATGAAATGGATAGCAGCGATGTTATGTATTGCATCGTACGGAGTTATAGAGGGCTCAGACGTGCAGGGTTATGAATTAACATCTGCAACATGGGCTTTATTAATCACATGCATGATTGCTGCAATAGGCATCATGTTTTATGAAATAAAAAAAGAGGACACCACTAACTGCAATTAGTGATGCCCTAGTCAAAATTAACCAACTCAATTATAGCAAGAAACGGAGATTTAACACAATGAATAAAAAAATTATCGTAACGACTTCCACTATTGCTGCATTAGCAGTCAATGTTATGGCTAACGGTGTAGTTACAGGACCAGTAGAACCTAATACCAATGCACCTGTTGCTACTGGCTACAATTCTATTGCGAGTGGTGCAAATACAGTGGTTAATGCTACAAATTCTGTTGCACTTGGTCGCGATAACAAAATCACTGGAGACGATACCATCGTTATTGGTGGTGGAAATGGAACAATAGCTGGCGGACAGTCAACTGCTATCGGATATAACAATTATATTTGAGCTCATCAAGAACAAACAGTAATTGGTGCAAATTCTGTTGTAGATAACCAGGGCTCGATTGTTATTGGTACCCACTCCGTAACAAGAGGCATTGACGCTGTTACTATTGGCAATAACGCCAGCGCACCTGTGCAAAACAGCGTAGCGATTGGCACTAATAGTCAAACTTATGCACCTGTTGGCTTCGGTCAAATGCAAATCAATGGCGTTACCCATGTATTTGCAGGGGAACGGCCAAATTCTAGCGTGTCGTTTGGATCTAAACAAAGTGATACGTACAGCAATATTCACAACTATAACAGACAGTTGCAGAACGTCTCAGCAGGACGTATTGAAGCTGACAGCCTCGATGCTGTTAATGGTTCACAACTGTTTGCAGCTATTGATGAAATTAATTCGTTAGGGGGTAAAGTAAGCGAGCATGCTCAACAAATTAATCGAAACACTAATAGCATTGGAGCTAATACTAATCGCATTAATAGTCTTGATGTCAACATTAGCATTAATTCTAAAGATATTGCAGATTTAAAAGACAAAATCGATACAAATACAACTATTGTTAGAAATGAATTAAATAACAAAATTAATGCTACACAACAACGCATTAATAAGTTGGGGGCTAGCTCCGCTGCATTGAGTGGTCTACACCCACTCGACTTTAATAAAAATGACAAAATGTCATTTGCCGTATCTTATGGTCGATATAAAAGTCAAAATGCTGTCGCACTAGGTGGATTTTATAGACCTAATGAAAAAACAATGTTTGGTGCTGGTGTAAGTCTTGGCAGTGAAACTCAAATCACTATCAATGCTGCATTTAGAGTTGGCAAAGGTGCTGACTATGTACCAGAGGCTAAAACAGACAATAGTCGTATTAGTCAACTTGAAAAATTAGTTCAATCGTTAACAGCAGAAGTAGCTGCATTGAAAAATGGCAACTAAGCATGCACTTATAAACAACACCTATTCCGATGAATGGTATACACCAGCTTATGTAGTCAGAACGATGTTAAAGGTATTCCCACCAAATGCTGGCGATAGGATTTTATTACCGTTTGACACTGCTGAAAGTAATTTCACAAAGATAATTACAACAGAATATGACAAACAAGCTATATGGGGCATACAAGATTTTTTAACTCGTGATTATGAGTTCGATTATCTAATATCTAACCCACCATATAGCATAAAGGATAAAATCATAGAACGTTGCATTGATCTTGGTAAACCAAGTGTACTGCTATTGCCTATAGATACACTGGGGGGGTACAAAGACATAAATTATTCCACCGTACGCGGATAGGGGTATATATACCAACTAAGCGTATTAAGTTTATTAATGAAAATGGCGATAATTCCAAAACGCCAGCTTATCACAATATAGTTATGCTGATTAACGCAAACAAGAACAGCATTCATTTTGAATATGAATATAAGGAGACAGAAAAATGAACCAAATTACAATCGAATTCAAAAACGCAAAAGACTTGGCAAAGAAAATTAATGAATATAACGAAATGCTAAACCCTAAACAAGTTGAAGAAGTAACAGTCAAAGTTGTAGAGGCTCCTAAACAAGATGTAAAGCCTGAACGTTTCGATGAAGTAGCAAACAAAGTAGTTGAGGCTGTTAAAAAAGTAGAAGAACCTCAACCAAAACCTGTTGAGGTAAAAGAGAAACCAGCCGAAGAGGTTGCAGAAGTTCCTGTTACGAACTTTGAAGGCGAACCTGTAGAGGTTAAAGCAGAAGAAGTTGAGGAACCAACAGAAAATGAGTTAGATGTCGAAACAGCAGAAGTAGATCCTCATGTATATTGGACAAACTTCAAAAACTGGTTGAAGGACAGCGGTCAAGAAGGTGCCAAGGCTGCACTTGATATTTTTCGTAAACACGGCGTTTCCGGAAAACCATCTGCAGAAGATTTATCGCAAGAAATTATCGAAGAACTTGATACATTAATCAACAAATAATTGATAGGTAAGCGAAGGAGAATAGGAACATGGCTAATGTTAATAGTTATAAAGTAGTAATCGACAATGTAGTACCTCAAATTGAGGTACTACAAAAGGCAATGGAGTTAGATCCAGCCAATACTATCGAATATCAACGTGCGTTAGATTTTTGCGAAACGAATATTAGCGTTTCAGAAACTATCATAAAAGCTATGAAACTTGTCGAAAAGGACAGTAAAAAGACAGCTGAAGATAGTAAAAAGACAGAAGAAAAACCAAAGACTACCACAAAGAAAAAAGAACCTAAACCAGCTCCAGTTGTTGAGGCTGAAAAAGTGGAAGAAGAAACAGACATCTTTGATATGTTCGATTAAAGGTGGTGCACTATGGACATATTAGCAAGGGTATATATCCCTAGAATGTTTGACAGTGTGATTTTAGAAAATGGCTACGATGCACTATTTACTACTATTTACCATACCGATTGCAACTTTGCATTCGGTGGTAAATGGAAACGTAAATATAGTTACAGTTATGGTTATACAACTGCTGCAAAGTACTTCACATGTCCTAATTGTGGCGTACATAGTGAACCATTTAGAAACAAAATCTTATTCGTACGTGATGATGAAAGCCTTATACCATTAGAAGTTTGGGCCGATGTTGTAGAGTTTAAAAATTATCTCGATTTACGATTTACGTATAGGGCTATCACTATGCGATATGATGGCACCTTTATTGATGAAGGTATTCGTAAAGAGGTATTGCGATTTGACTTCAAAAAAAAGAAAGCCATCTATACTGACTATAATCGCGATAAGCATGAACTTACTCTCGAATATATACACCATAAAAGAGTTATGGAAGTACTAACTTATCTAGGTAAATCTTATGCCATGCACGATATTAACCGGAAGCCACTGAATAATGTGTTCAGGTCTTTGCGACTGGCATTTGAACGTAGGATTAAAAAGGCCTATGGGTATTCCACTAGTGATGTATATATAGCACCATCTTTTAATGAAGATAACGGCTATCACTTTTCTATGCTGTTAAACATGATCTTGAAGCTATCTGCACCAGATATGCCAAACATTATAAGTATTCAACGAGGGGCTGACTACTGGAACGATAACTATGCAAGATTAATTACCTCTATTCCGTTTGATAGTGATGTATTGGATTTAACAAGAAAAGGAATGAACTTTCAAGAGGCTTTGCGTGTGGTTTATAAATCACCTAACAGCAAGGCATTGCGTAGGGCTATGGCAAAAAATCCTATGTCAGTCGTACTATCCAGCGTATTAAGTCTATTTAAAGATGAAAATTGCAGGCGTACGATTGTTGATTTAAATCGTCATAACCTTCCTGATGATGAAAAGTATAAATACACTGGCAAAGTTCATTACGCTAAGGATATTAGAAAATCGATGAAGTTGCATATCGATGGTTCAAAAGAGTTTTGGCAAATAATGATTGCAAGATATGGCGAACCTGCTGCATTGCGTTGGATATTGTCCGAGGACTTCCGAGACACTGAGGACTGCGTAAGAATGTATTCCGAGTTAATACTCAAATATCGAGATAAGTTTTGGGGCCAAAAGTTCAAACTAAAAGCATTGCATGCTGAGCTTATCAATATTTATAACAAACAGGAGTATGGCGATGTTAATTTGCCAGCTATACCAGCATTAAACGCTGACGTAAACGGACTACATTTTGTAGTCCCAAAAACTGCTGCAGATTTAATGATAATCGGCAAGCAACTTAAAAATTGCGTAGGATCTTATAAAGATAGAGTCATGAAAGGGAATACCGCAATTGTGGTTGTAACAGACGATAACATGAAACCTGTAGCGTGTCTTGAATTAACAAAAGATATAGACAGTAAAGAAAAATTCACAAAGCTGGTACAGGCAAAATTATTTGGCAATCAATGTGTTTCTAAAAATAAAGACGTCAATAACACTGTTTTAACATGGGCTAACCAGTTAAAGATTGAACCGGTAACAGTAGATATTCAAGCACAAGTAAGCTAGGGGGACACAATGAAATTAAGTGCAATAACATTAAATAACTTCAAAGGAATTAAATTTATAAACTTTGAATTCGATGGCAATGACGCTTCCATATATGGTGATAATGCCACCGGTAAAACAACTATATTTGATAGTTTATGTTGGTTATTGTTTGGCAAGGATAGCCTAGATAGAGCGGATTTTGAAATAAAAACGCTTGTAAATGGTGAGCCACTTCATAATGTCAATCATGAAGTCGAAGCGACTTTCAGCAATGATGATGGTACTGGCTTTACTTTAAAACGTATATACCGCGAGAAATATAGTAATCCTCGTGGTGGCGAAACAAAACTAACTGGACATACGACCGATTACTTTATTAATGAAGTACCGGTCAAAGAAAAAGAATATAAAGCATTTATCAATAACATGATTAATGAGGACGTATTTAAGTTAATTACCAACCCACTATATTTCAATGAGCAGTACAGCTGGCAAAACAGACGCAAATTACTGCTCGAAATGTGTGGTGATGTTGATGATGAAAGCGTAATCAATAGTCGTGATGATCTTAAACGATTAGCGCAATTGTTAAACGGACATACCGTCGAAGAACAAAAGAAAATTGTAGCAGCTAAAAAGACAACTCTTAATAAAGAGTTGGACATGATACCTATTCGTATTGATGAGGCTGTAAGAAATAAGCCTGAAATTGCATTAGATAAAACAAAATTAACTCAAGACATTCAAGTCATAATGAATGGTATTGATGAGTTAGAAAAAGAAAAAGCTATTATCAACAATGGCTTTGAAGCTACAGAGAAACACTCTAAAATACGTGAAATTAATCGTCAGTTAGAGGCAAGACGCTCGGAGGTATTATCTGACTATAAAAAAGATAAACAAGCACTACGGTCTAAATATGAGCTATCTCTTATGCAGTTAAAGTCATTAGAGGCTGAACGTGATAGATACTACGACAGACACAATGATTTAAACAGAGATATAGACCTAGAAAACAAACGAATTGAAAAGTTGCAAGATGAGTTTAATTCGTTTAACAGCCAAGAATTCGACACTGTAAATTGCCCTACTTGTGGACAGCCTTATCCAGAAGAAAAACGAGCAGAGCTCGAGACTATTTTTAATACTCAAAAATCTACAAATCTTGAAGAGTGGCAAAAATTAATTGATAGTGCAAAGGCTATGAAGCAATCGTACATGGAACAACAAGACATTATGGCTGTAAAGGTTGACGGATTAACAAATCAAATTGTTGATAAGCAAAAAGAATATGACAGTCAGTTTAAGGAATATGAGGAACTGCAAGAACCTAACATTGAAGATGATCCAGCATATAAAGACTTAAAAGCAGAGCTATTTATTCTCGAACTAGATGACGGCAATGAAGCTGACGACGATAAACTTTTAAAAATTGATACAGATTTGAAGGAATTAAAGTCGAAAAAGTTGGCACTAGAAACAGAGCTTAATAAGTTCAAAATGGCATCTGATATTGATACACGCATAGCAGAGTTGGAAACACAACAACGAAAGCTGGCTGAGGAAAAGAATTTACTAGATGAAACATCATTCTTGATTGATGAGTTTGTAAAAACAAAAGTCGATTTATTGGAACAATCCATTAACAGCCATTTTGAATATGCTCGCTTCAAAATGTTTAATGTGCTAGTCAATGGGAACATCGAAGAGTGTTGCGAGACCACTTATAAAGGTGTTCCATACCGTAGCATGAATAATGCAGCTCGTATGAATGTAGGGCTCGACATTATAAATGCATTAACCAAGTTTTATAACGTTACTGCTCCAGTGTTTATAGATAATGCTGAGGCCGTAACAGATTTTATCAAGTGTAATAGTCAGACAATCAAATTGGTTGTAGACGCTGACTTCAAAACATTAACAAAGATCTAGGAGGTAAACCATGTCAAAAGAAGTTGCTATCAACAAACCATCATTACCAGGTTTTCAATCTGCGGAAGGATTTGAGCTTTTACAGCGTCAGGCAAAAATGTTTTGCGGTTCATCTTTAGTACCGCAACAATTCCAAGGCGAACAAAACTTTGGGAACGCTATTATTGCATTGGAAATGGCACAACGCATGAATGCATCACCTTTAATGGTTATGCAAAATCTATATATCGTATATGGAAATCCAGGCTGGTCTAGCAAATTTTTGATAGCTACATTTAATCAATGTGGACGTTTTGAGGCTATCAAGTATAAGGAAACTGGCAAGAAGGGGACCGATAGTCAAGGCGTTATCGCTTATACTCGAGAAAAAGGTAGCGATGAAATTATACAAGGTCCTGAAGTTACTATCTTAATTGCTAAGCAAGAGGGTTGGTATGACAAAAAAGGTAGTAAATGGAAAACGATGCCAGACCAAATGTTACGTTATAGGGCTGCAGCTTGGTTGATCCGCACAACAGCTCCTGAAATTTCAATGGGGTTACAAACTACAGATGAAATTATCGACGTTGAGGGTAACGTCAGTGATGTTATGGACAATGTAACAACTACTATCGAACACAACGCCAATAGCGAAGTAATTGATGTAGAGCCTAGTAAACCTACATTCGTAGACGCTGAAACAGGCGAAATTCTTAATGCTGATGATATGTTCAACTCATGATTAGTATCGAATGTTATGGTAGCAGTTCGGCTGGCAACTGCTACCGCATAAAAAGCAGTGTAAACGGCGATGAATTACTTCTCGATGTAGGGTTGCCATTTAAAGCAATCCAAAGGGCTTGCAAGTATAACTTTATACATCTGTTAGGTGCTTTAGTTACGCACCAACATGGCGACCATGCAAGGGCTGTTGCTGATATGTTAAAACTTGGACACAAGATATATATGTTACGAGAAACCGCCGATGCCTTGCATGTGATAGACGAGCATTCATGGGTTGAGATAAGCCCTAAAAAATCATTCAAACTTGGGGTGTTTACAGTATTACCATTTGAGCTTCAACATGATGTACCTAATGTTGGGTATTTGATAACAGATGGCGAAGAAAAATTACTGTATATCACTGATACGTACTATTGCAAATATACGTTTAAAGGCGTTCATCACATAGTGGTTGAGTGCAATCATTCGTATGAGCTACTTAAACAAAGAGTTGAACAAGACGAGTTAAGTAAGCAACGAATGGAACGGCTTATTCAGTCCCACTTTGCACTTGAAAATGTCATAAAGTTTTTACGGTCAATGGATCTTTCGCAATGTAAGGCCATTCACCTTATACACCTGTCTAATGAGAATTCGAATGAAGAGTACTTCAAAAAAAACGTACAAGCTGCAACAGGTAAATTGGTTATCGTACATCAAGAAAAGGGGTGATATTGTGCGAGTTAAATTCGACGTATTTATTAAGGCCTTAGAGGACAAGCATTTAACACTTATGCAATTTTCTAACGAGTCTCAGACCGTTCCGAAATCACTTGTCTTATATCTAAGTGGAAAGCCGATAGCGTTTGATAAAAAGCGTTTTATGTGGTGTAAAGTGCTAGGCCTAGAACATGACGAATTATTTTATTAGGGGGTAAAGAATGGCATTTGTTAAGACGTATTTTAGCCATGACATCAATACTTTAGCAGACCCTAAGATTGCAATCATGATTAATATTCATGGAATAATTTCATATGCATGGTGGTGGATCTTGCTGGAGAAATTAGCAGAGGCTAACGACAATAAATTGCCGTGTAACAAAGTTACGTTCTTGGGGCTTTCAATCGTCATGGAAATTAATCCAGAAACAGCAAAATTTAGCACTTGCTTAGCAAATTTAGCAAGTGCTAGCAATGCTAAGTTGCTAGAAATTTTTATAAAATCGCTTGTCGAAGATTGTAATTTGCTAGAAACAGATGGCGAGTATTTTTGGTCGCCAGGCATGCTAAAACGCGTAAATTTAAGGGAAGCAAAAAATTGCGAGTTGCGCGAAAAACGTAGACAGGCTGGGCGTTTAGGAGGTCTAGCAAAATCAAAAAATGCTAAGCAAAATGTAGCAAGTGCTAAGCATTTGCTAGCAGGTGCTAAGCAAAACCTAGCAAGTCTAGCTAATAATATAAAAGAAAATAATATAAAAGATATTAGAGAGAGAGAAGGAACGCGCGAAACAAATATCGAAAATCCTCTATCTATGTTTGAAAATGAAAAACAAAATAATAAGGCTGTTTACGAATTATACATGAAGTCGATTGGCGATATATCCCCTGTTATAAAAGAACGACTCGATGATTTGGTCGAAACGTATGGCAGTGAACGTGTCATTGTGGCTGTTAATACTACTGCAGAAAATGGCGGTAACAGTATTAAGTATGTCGAAACAGTAGCGGCTGGTAATTTAAAAAAGGAGGTGAACCAAGCGAATGGAACCAATAAACGTGGGGGCGGAACTAGAAAAACTCAAACAAAAACTGACGGAACGGAAGTTGACTGGTCCAAAGAGACAGGCGAATGGATTTGAAGTGTATTACCCTGTTTATTCTGAACCGGTAGTCATTAAAAGCACATCATCAAATTTAGAACAATACGGCATTAAAGGTCGATATAATGACATGACATTTGATAGGTTAAAGGCCTTAGGCGCTCCAGTTGAAGATAGGGAAGTATATAACCAGGCTTACAAATATGGGGCTCATATACGAGACCATATCACTAATGGTCGAGGGTTGATCTTATTAGGCCCTGTAGGAACTGGAAAGACTTCGATAGCTGTCAGCATATTACGAAGGGCGATTGAACAAGGTTACAATGGCTACATTATTTCAATGATTAGTTTGCTCGACACCTTACTAACATTAAGTAAAGGGCCAACGGAACACTATATAAAATTTGAAAATCGTATTCGCAATATACCGTTATTAGTATTAGATGATTTTGGGGCCGAATATAGTAACGCTTGGGTAGCAAAGAAGGTTGAATCCATCATATCGGACAGGGTGGGAGATAGAAAATCAACCATTATTACTACCAATTTAACGGTGGCTCAAATCAAATCGAGTTATGACGGTCGAGTATATGACAGACTAAAAGAAACGTCATTCTTATTACGATTTAAAGGCGAGTCAAATCGCAAGCCTTTAAATAATAGTGAAATTTAATTATTTGAGCTACAAAGTGATTTTATATCGCTAGTGATAAAATACCTAGACGAATAATTACAGACATCATAGCGAGCATGCTACGTAGCTCAAATTAAAAAATAAAAGTTATACACATGGAGGTGTAAACATGAAAATTAAAATTAAAGTCGATAATAAAAACAAAATTACGAAAGTTAATTTTAACGAAAAGTATAGTCTTGATGATGTTATTACAAATGTAGGTGCTGCATTGTGCCTAATGTTAAAGCGTTTAGATGAAGAAGAACGCAGGGGTGCTGGCTTGGCAATGTGTTTGCTTATTGCCGAAGCAACAGGTGTTGGTGAGGAAAGAGGGTGCGAATGTTGCGATGAATAGTCTTGTAATATATGGCCGGCCAACGACCAAAAAGAACAGTTCGCGAGTAGTATATGCTGGGAAATATCCAAAAGTCTTACCATCAAAAGCATATTCTGATTATGAAAATTTAGCGTTACAACAGTTGCAATTCTACCGCAAGCGTTTTTATGTAGGTGGTCCAGTTCATGTCCGGTGCCGCTATTACATGCCGGACAAAAGATCTTGGCCAGACTTGGTCGGCCTATTACAAGCTACGAGTGATATTCTAACGAAGGCCAAAATAATTGACGATGACAAATGGATAGTGCATTACGATGGCTCTCGTATTGTTGGTGTTGATAAAGCGGAGCCTAGGGCTGAAATTGAAATTATACCAATCGAAGCTGGTACTCCGTTGCATGAGTTAAAGCGAAAGGATAAATAGCAATGGAAAATATTCCACAATTTTTATCTCACTTGCCGATATGGAAGGTCAATCCGTTGGACAAGGTGAAAACTGCAAAGCGTAAACCTGTAAGGGTTAGAGAACATAAATTTGATACCGTAGATAAAACGACAGGTAACGTTGTAGAAAAGGTATGCCCTATATGCGGAAAGACTTATACAGTCCCATATCGATTGAGGAATGTAAGCAAAACATGTGGTGGTTCATGCGGTCAGAAACTGCGATTATCAAGAATGGAGCCTGAAAAATGGGTCGATGAGGCTATTAAGTTAAGACAAGACGGCCTTAAATTAAGTGATATTGCATTACGTGTTAACAGGGCAACAAGTACTGTATGGACATATTTGAAACGAAGGGGTTATTAATATGAACGAAAATTTATTTGAGCAAGTAACAGGCTATCACGATGCAATTATGCCTGAACGTAAAACAGAATTTGCAGCTGGCTATGATCTTTGCGCTTATCATACTGGGTATATTAATCCAGGCGAAATAGTACTTATTGAAACTGGTGTTAAGTGCAAAATTAATCCGGACGAGTATTTGCAATTGCATTTACGCTCAAGTGTAGGGATTAACAATGCAGTTATGCTGGCTAACGGTACAGGTATTATTGACGCTGATTATTACAACAATGAAACTAACGAAGGTCATATCATGATACCGTTGCGCAATATTGGCGACAAAGTGTTTCACTATAAAGCTGGTGAACGGTTGGCTCAATTAGTGTTTATGCCTTATAGAATTGCAAGCTATGATACGGCCACTAGAAAGCGAACCGGTGGGTTCGGTAGTACTGATAAATAAAGGGGCTTAACATGAATATTCAAGAAATATTAAAAATAGCGACTCTTATGGGGAAAAATGACGAGTTCAAAATAAAAAATATTGAAGATAACAAAGAATATTTTATTGAACAGTTTACAAGCAGTTTTGATGAAATTAAGGATAAGCATGTTATCACGTTATATGTAAGGGGAAAAAATAAATGGAAACAGTCAGGGAATGGACAATTGAAGAAATAATAAAAATCGCTAGCGAAAGCGCTATTGATAAGTATAAAAAACTGGAAGAACACAGACACGAACAGAATTGTAAGAAGGCCAGGGAAAATACAAAAAGGCTATTGAATGGCTATAATGAATTGAAGGAACACTGCGAACATGCGATAGCGAGTGTAGAAAATAGCGTTCCTAGTGATCTTCAAATTGTGCTTAACGAAGTATTTAATCGTAGGGGCTTACTTCGTGTCGAGGCGATTGCCTCTAGTAAGAGGCGTACCGAATTGATTATTGAACATATCGATAGCATGCTGGCCGTGTATCGTACACAATGCGAACATCGATGTGAGCCGTTTTTTGACATTTTGATTGATTTTTATATCGAAAAATTGTCAGTTGAAGAAATAGCCGATGCAAAACATGTATCTACGCGGACAGTGTACAATTATCTCGAAAGGGCTGAAAAGGACGTGAGCATCTTGCTTTGGGGAGTCCAAGCAGCTTGACAAATGTTTGCAAAAACCTTTCATTTACTTTGCAAAACAGCCATATTATAATGTTAGCGTTGAATACTGTTCAATACTCTTGGCATTCTACATAGAACACTATACCTATCCTTCAAAAACTATCAGCGAAAAAGCTCAAATACATGTCGTTCTCTCGAATATGTATTTGGGCTTTTTCGTTTATAAAAAGGCTGAAACAATGACTACAATCAAATGCAAGGCTACGAATTGCCTTAACAATAAGCATGGCAAGTGTATAGCAAACTTTATCGTATTTGATAGACGTTGCCAGGCTTTTTTTACTTCTGAAACTGCTAGTCGATATAATGGCTGCACAATGAAGAAGGAACATAATCGTTATAAATCTAGTAAAAGGAGCGTACTAAAATGAATATCGTTGAAAAGAATATAGCGGACATTAAACCGTATGGAAATAATCCACGAAAAAATGATAGTGCCGTTGCACCTGTTGCTAATTCTATTCGTGAATTCGGTTTCAAAGTACCTATCGTAATTGATAAGGACGGCATTATTATTGCTGGACATACTCGATATAGGGCAGCTAAGGAATTGAAACTAAAAACAGTACCTTGTATTGTGGCAGATGATCTTACAGAGCAACAAGTCAAAGCATTTAGACTGGCCGATAATAAGGTAAGCGAGTTCGCTGAATGGGACCAGGACGCATTACTTGAAGAATTGCAAGGCATTCTCGAAGTAGATATGGCAGACTTTGGGTTCGTGAATGAAGAAGATGAGCTCGAAGAACCGGACGATACATATACGGCTGATATTAATATTCCACAATATGAGCCTACCGGCGAAGTTGTACCGCTTGAAAGTTGCGTAGATGATGATAAAACAATCGCTTTACTTATCGAAATCGATGATAGCAATGTAAGCGAAAAGGAAAAAGAATTCCTTCGCAAGGCTGCACAACGTCATAACCAATTTAATTACAAACGCATTGCCGAATATTATGCTAATGCTAGCGAAGAAATGCAGGACCTTATGGAACGGTCTGCATTAGTTATTATTGATTATGACGATGCTATCAAAAATGGATATGTACAATTATCGAGTAGCTTGGAGGCGATTTTAGGTGAAGAAAACGAATAAGACTAAAATCGGTTATTTTATTATTTCTCATGGCAGACCTAATGAACAGCTAACATATAAATTACTGCTTTCAGGTGGCGTAGAAACTGACGATATATTTATTGTTTGTGATGATCTTGATACGACATTACCTGAATATATTCAGAATTATGGCGACAGAATAGTTGTATTTGATAAGCAACGGTACATGGATAGCTGCGATAGTGGTGTTCAATCTCCAACTGGATTGCATGCCGTGTACGCAAGAAATGCTGCATACGATTTGGCGTTAGAAAAAGGATACGACTTTTTCGTTATTGCTGATGATGATATCGATAGCATTACTTATCGATATCCAGATGGTGATAAGTTAAGAAGTAAGAACGTACATGATGTCGGTAATTGCTTTATTGCATTATCTGAGTATATGCAAACGTCGGATAAAATATATTGTATAGGCATTGCACCGCATATTGCTTTCATGGGTGGTGTAAAAGCACCGATTGTATCAGAAGGCATGAAACGTGTCGTATTTAATATCGGATTATATCGAGCTGGAAAACGTATACGTTATGCAAGTGAGTGTCAGGAAGATTTAGCAGCAAGTATTTTGTATAATCAGCAAGGAAAAATGATGTTTTCGTGTGGTCTGTTACAACAAAGCGCAATTGTTGAAGGCAGAAACAAGGAGGGTGGCGGTATTGAAGGACACTACGATAAAAGCAATGACTATTATCGACACTTCGGAACACTTATTTATGTACCAGCTACAATTGCAATGCGATTAGATAGTAATACGTTCACTAAAAAATATATGAGCAACTATTATCCTATGATCTTGTCAGACAGGTGGAAGAAATGAACGAAAAATTCGCTGTATTCATTTTAAGTCATGGCAGAGCTGGTAATGTTAAAACGTACCAAACATTAATCGACCAAGGTTATACCGGTAAGATTTATATTATTGTTGATGATGAGGACGATATGCGACAATCTTATGTCGATAGATATGGTACAGATATTGTTAGGATATTTAGTAAACAAGCTGCAGCTGTTTTTGTGGACCCTGCCGATTTAGAACCTAAATTAAAGGGCGTTATATATGCTCGTAATTACTGTCATACCATAGCTGCGGAATTAGGCTTAACACACTTCCTTGTATTAGACGACGATTACAACTTATTTGCGCATCGTTACCAAGTTGGCGATAAGTTATTATCGTGTAAAACAAAGCGGTTAGATGATGTATTTCAATGTATGCTTAAATTCCTAGATGATACAGGGGCACTAACAGTAGCACTTGCACAAGGTGGCGACTTTATTGGTGGCGTAGATAATGGCAACTTCAAAAGGAAGTTACTTCGTAAAGCAATGAACAGTTTTTTCTGTAGAACAGATAAGCCTTATAAATTCTTTGGACGTATCAATGAAGATACAACTATGTACGTACGATATGGCGAAACTGGACATTTGATATTTACAACTATGTTATTTATGCTCAATCAAGGGCAAACACAGAAAAACAAAGGGGGCTTAACAGAAATGTACCTAGATAGCGGTACTTTTGTTAAGTCCTTTTATTCTGTCATGTACTCGCCTTCATGTGTAAAAGTAGCTGCGATGGGTGATAAGCATATGCGTATGCATCATCAAGTTAAATGGGAGTGCTGCACGCCGAAGATATTATCTCAGAAATATAAGAAAGGGGGTTAGCGTATGGCTAAAATGGGGCGACCAAAAAAGAATATTAAACAAGAACAGTTCGAAGCGATGTGCCAAATTCAAGCTACGCAGGAAGAAATTACCCTCGTTCTAGGGGTTAGCGATAAGACACTTAATGCATGGTGCAAGCGAACGTATGGCAAGACATTTTCCGATGTTTTTCGTGAAAAGAGAAGTGCAGGCAAGATTAGCTTACGACGAAAACAGTGGAAGCTGGCCGATAGATCTGCAACTATGGCAATATTTCTTGGCAAGCAATTTCTTGGACAGACTGATAAAACAGAAATGGAAGTCAATACTACTGTTCAAAGCAACCCACTTGAAGGTGTAACAACAGAGGAACTTAAAAAGCTAATCGATAAAGAGGGGTGAGGATATGAAACTCACGCCGGAACTCATGCTACAGTTCAAATATGAGCTGGCTCGGCGTGAGTTTTTTTATTATTGCCACCTACAGGCTCCGGACTTTTACAAAAAGGAACGTGAATACCTAGTCCATTTATGCGACGAGATACAGAACTTTTATGAGGACCCTAAGCAAAAGGTCCTTATCATGAACATGCCACCTCGTCATGGTAAAAGTCGTACAGCTCAAATGGCGGTTAAGTGGATACTTGGCAAGAACCCTATTGAAAAAATCATGACAGGTTCATATAACACTACATTGTCTACTACCTTTGCAAAGAATGTTCGTAATGATATTCAAGAGGTTAAGGCAGATAAAAACAGAGTAGTATATACTGACATATTCCCTAACGTTCGTATTAAACGTGGCGATGCTAGCATGGATATGTGGTCGCTTGAAGGCGGTTATAATAGTTACCTTGCGACGTCCCCTAGTGGTACCGCTACAGGCTTTGGTGCCTCTATTCTGATTATCGATGATATTATCAAGAACGCCGAGGAGGCTTATAACGAAAATACTAAGGCAAAGCATTGGGATTGGTTCACAAATACTATGCTTTCACGTCTCGAAGAAGGTGGCAAGATTATAATCATCATGACGCGTTGGGCTAGTGATGATCTAGCAGGTAGGGCTATCGAACACTTTGGGGATAAAGCAAAGGTTATTACTATGAAGGCCTTACAAGACGATGGCACGATGTTATGCGACGATGTATTGTCTTATGAAAGTTATCAAGAAAAGTGCAGGGCGATGGGTGAGGACATAGCCAGTGCGAACTATCAACAAATACCGATTGATTTAAAAGGGTGCCTATATTCTGAACTGAAAACATATGAACATGTTCCGTGTAATGAAGCTGGCGAACCTTTATTTACTCAGATTAAAAACTATACCGATACTGCTGATACTGGCGAGGACTGGTTAGCAAGTATCACGTACGGTATTTATAACAAAGAAGCGTACGTACTTGATGTGGTATTTACGAAAGCAGCAATGGAACAAACAGAACCTGCTGTTGCCGATATGTTATATCGTAATCGTGTTAATGTAGCAGACTTCGAAAGCAATAATGGTGGTAGAGGGTTTGCAAGACAGGTTATACGGTTGTTACGTGATGAGTATAAAAGCAATTATACAAAGGTTGTAGCGTTCCACCAATCTAAGAATAAAGAGGCTCGTATATTATCCAATGCAACTTGGGTTATGGAGCATATTTATTTTCCTATAAACTGGGCTGACAAATGGCCTGATTTTTATAAAGCTATCACACGTTATCAACGTGAGGGCAAAAATGAACATGACGATGCTCCGGACGCATTAACAGGCGTTGCAGAAAAGCTAACTGCACCGGACTACAAGTCAACACGTACAAATATTTATTAGGAGGCTTAATTATATGGCTGTTATGGCAAATCCAAGAGATAGCGAATACGAATTACTGCATGACGCTTATTATGGCACAGGCATGTTCGCTAATGGCGGTGCGTTACCTAAATATTCTCGTGAAAGCCCACAGAATTATGAGTACCGCAAAAAACTTTCATATTATTTAAACCATACAGGGCCGATACTCAATGCTAGTGTCGACCCTATTTTTAAAGACGAAATATCACGCGACTATAATAAAAGCGAACTTTTTGCTTCGTTCTTGGAGAACGTAGACCGTCTAGGAACATCGCTTCAAGAATTTATGCGCTTTAACGCAACGCAATCAAAATTGTATGGCGTTATGTATATCATTGTCGATAATGTAACAGAGTTTGGTGAAACGATGGCAGATGTGATCTCTAAGCGCCAATTCCCTTACCTATATGCAGTTGAGCCTAAGTGCGTATATAACTGGCGAATTAGTGAAGCAGGCGAGCTGGAATTTTTTGCGTACACATCTCAAGTGTTCGATGAGGAAGGTAATGCGAAAACGCAGTTCCATGAATGGACAAAAACATCATGGGTAACAAAAGACGAAAATGGCAAAGTAATTGCACAAGGTGAGCATAATATCGGTAGAATACCTGTCGTTCAATGGTTTGGACGTAGTTCAAAGAAAACAGATATATTGCCACCTCCTGAATTTCTATCTATTGCAAGAACTAACCACCAAATATATCATCAATGCTCGTTGCTATCTCAAATACTAAGCATGCAAACGTTTAGTATTTTGACATTGCCTGATAACGGTCAAAATATTGGCGATATTACACTAGGTACAAATAATGTGCTAATGTATCCGGCGGAATCAGGGCATGCTCCTGCATTTATCGCACCGGATATTGGACCGGCGCAAATTTTAATACAAACAATTAAAACGCTTACAGATGATATGTACCGATTGTCAGGAATTAACTCAGTAATAGGTGTGCAAGAGTCAAAAAGCGGTGTGGCTAAGCAATGGGATTTTGAACGAACCAACCAACGGCTGGCTGATTTCTCCGTACAATGTGAAAACGCAGAATATGACATCATTGATTTATATGAATTGTGGACAGGTGAAAATATCGGTTATAAATGTGATTATCCTCGCAACTTTAAAATCAATGACGTAGCTGATGTTATCGCTCAATCTCAATCTGTACTCGATTTAGACCTTGGCAGTAACACGTTGAAAGTCGAAACAGGTAAAAAGGTATTGGACAGTTATGTACCCAACCTTGAGCCTAAAGAGTACGACAAAATTATTGATGAAATTGAAGAAGCTGTTCAACGACAAGAACAGGATCTTACGTATCATGATGATGAAGGGAACGAAGTAGATGAGGACGCAGAAGGAGATAGACCAGGCGATAACCAACTTCGAGGCAGAAATAAAGAAACTCCTTGAATTAGGTTATAGTCCTAAACAAGCTGTCAAAAAGGCTTATGAGGCATATCCTGTTATGCAATTGATGAAGCCTACGTTACAGGCTGATTTAACGAACTCGTTTATAGCTGGGTATGGCTATGATGTTCCATATAGCACTAAAAGTATTTCAATGGCAATGGCTGAAAGCTGGGCGGCTGATAACTTAACATTATCTAGTCGCCTTTATGGCCGTTCTAAGGCTATCAAACAAAGCGTGGCTGATACTTTAACACAAGCATTTAAAACCAATAAAGCTGTACGAGATACTGCAAAATCAATCTTCGATGGGTATGGCAATGGTGGTATTATTCCAGAAGCCTCACTACCTAAATTTATTAATGATCTTACGAAACTCAATATAACTGGTAGTAGTACTCCGGAAGCTAAGCAACTACAACGCAAGGTGCTACGTAGTGTTCGTGATAAAGTATCACGGCTTACTACCCCAGGCGTTAGGGCTGCATATACTGAATTAACCCATGCTATTGATAAAGGGAACGAGGAGCGTATCAATAAAGCGTTAGAAACTGCTGTTCAAGAAAAAACACGTTATAACGCTGAACGCATAGCACGTACAGAAAATGCGAGGGCTTATGCTGACGGTCAAGTAAACAGGTACATGAACGATGATGATGTCGTAGCCTATAAATGGCGGTTAGCTGCAAGGCACCCTCGCTTTGATATTTGCGACTTTTATGCTAATGCTGATTTATACGGACTTGGCAAAGGTGTATATCCTAAAGATAAGTTACCGACATTGCCTGCTCACCCTCATTGTATGTGCCACATTCAACCATTAACAGAATTAGATATTCAAGAGAATAAGCGGCACAAAGGAATAAATCAAGCTGGCTTGGATTATATTCAAACACTAACTAAACCAAATCAGGAAGTGTTACTCGGCGTAAATGGTAGAAACACTGTATTGAGTGGCAAAGGCGCTTGGCAAAACTTTGCAAGAGGCTGGACGGATAAAACATTCGATGTGCGAAATCCTAATTCGATAACAAAACGTTTGCATAATAGCGGTGTTAATGGTTTAATGAAGTCAAAGGAGAATGACAAACAATTATTCGATTTACAACTATTCTCTAATAACGAAATTGATTTTGATAAGATTATAGACATGACTAAAGGTCGATATAGTGTTAAAACAAAGTCAAATCCTAATGATGTTATTATGTATAAATCGAAAAATAGTAATGGGAAGCAACAGCTTAATTTCTCTTTTTATAATGATCTTGGGATATTATATAAACAGTTACATGGTGGACATCATGGAAATGCTAAATATCATAATGTCGGAACTAAAGAAAAACCGATATATCATCATAAGCATTTTTATATAATTGTAGGATATAAAAACAAAGACACACCTATTTTGGAAGAATCAGAAATAAAACCATTAACAGAAAAAGAAAAGGGGTATTTCAATGACGAAAGACGAATTTTGGGAGGCAATTAATACTGGTGGAAAAGTATATACATATGATGATAAATTCGACTTTTATGCTGTGTTTACTAAAGGAGCATATGAAATTTATCCGGTTCCAGTTCCTGATTATATCGACTCAGATAGCTATGAAAAATATAAAACATTCGATGGAATGTTGAGAAGTGTAACAATTTTAGGTAAGCCGTTAGGAGAATGCCTAAACAAAATCGAATATTAAGTTATGTAACATATACATAGTCTTTTATACGCCCTTTCATGTGTGATGATTGGGCGTATTTTTATTGGTGCAATTAGGCGGAGGCCTGTTGCGCCTTTTTTATTTTCATGTATTTACGGAGGTTTACACATGAACATTGCAGAAGTTTATCAAGCACTCGAACAATTGGAAAATGGCAAAGATCTTATCGACGCTATTAAAAGTGAAACATCTCGCCTTAATAACGAAGCTAAGACAACGCGAGAAAAGCTACAAGGTCAAATTAATACGTTAACCGGTGAACGTGATACGCTTTCAACTCGTGTTAGTGAATTGGAAGAACAAGCAGGGGCTGGTTCTAACTCGCCAGAGTACAAACAACTCGAAAAGCAATTAAAAGCTATGAGCGATAAGTTCGAGCAAGCTGAAACTAAGGCAAAAGAAGCAGAAGCTAAACGAATTCAATCTGAAATTATGGCACAAACATTGGACGCTTTCACAAAGGCCAATGCGGTTGATCCGCAGGAGTTTGCACGATTAGTTGCCAATGACATTAAAGTTCAGGACGATGGCACTTATGGCTATACAAAAGAAGATGGCACTATCGGTACTATTCAAGACCGAACCGCAGAATGGTTGCAAGGTAAATCTTGGGCCGTTAAAGCGACTGGCAATCCAGGTAGCGGACAAGGTGGTACTGGTGGCAATGGTCCTGATGCAATTAAGGCTGAATTCGCTAAGGCTGTAGGCATTGAAATGTAATTATTTAATTATTGGAGGTCAATTACATGGCAGTTAATACATTACAATACTCTCAACAGTTTCAAACTGTACTCGACCAACAAATGTTAGTTGGTGCTACTACTGGATTTATGGAAGTAAATGCAGGCCAAGTCAAATACGATGGTGGTGATACTGCATATATTCCTGAAGTTAGCATGCAAGGTATGGCAAAATATGATCGCGATGAAGGTTTTAATCGTGGTTCCGTTACTTTGAAATTTAATCCTTACAAAATGACACAAGACCGTGGTCGTACATTCTCTCTCGATTCCATGGACGTAAACGAAACAAACTTCGTTGCAACTGCTGGCACTGTAATGGGTGAATTCCAACGTACACAAGTTATTCCTGAAATTGATAGCTATCGTTATTCCAAAATTGCTGCGTTAGCAACTGCAGAAAACAAAGTAACAACTGGCTATACACCTGCTGTTACTGATATTCTCGATAAATTGGACGCAGAAATTACAGACATTCAAGACGTAATCGGCGAAGATGAAGCACTTATCATCTGTATGTCTACGAAATTGCGTTCTATCTTGAATAACGCGGATAAATTCCATAAATATTTGGACGTAGCTCAATTTAAAGCTGGTGCAATTAACACTAAAGTTCGTTCTTTTAATGACATTCCTATTCTTGGTGTGCCGTCCTCTCGTTTGAAAACACAATACGTGTTTAACGACGGTAAAACTTCCGGTCAAGAGGCTGGCGGTTTTAAAGCTGATACAGCAGCCAAAGAAATTAACTGGATTATCATGCCTCAACGTGCACCTATTGCTGTATCTAAAACAGATAAAGTTCGTGTATTTACTCCGGACATTAACCAAAAAGCAGACGCTTGGAAAATCGACTACCGTAAATACCATGATTTATGGATTCCTAAAAATCGATTGGCTGCAATTCATGTTAACGTTGGTGCGTAAGGTAGGTGGATAATATGGCACGTCTTGTACGATTAAACGAAGTGCAATATGTAAGCGAAGAATATGATATTAAACGCTTACAAGATGAAGGCTTTACGATTGAAGAATTGGAGCCTGTCAAAGATGATGATAAGTCAAAACGTAGCGGTAAAAAATCCGATAAAGAGGCGTAATCATGTTACCTAAAGAGGTGTTCGAACGACGGCTCAGACAAGCTGTTAAGTCGAGCACCTTTATGGTGCAAAATGAAGCACAACAAAAGCATGATTTTATAACTCGTACCGCTCAATTGGAAAGGGCTGTCGACACAAAATTTAGTTTTGATAATGGCAATAATATTGGGGTAGTGTACATTGACAATCAGGTAGCACCTTATGGAATATTCGTCCATCAAGGTACAAAACCTCATGTTATTAAGCCTAAAACTAAACGTGCATTGCGTTGGGTTCCGATGGCTGGTAATAGCTTTTTCTTCGCTAAGGAAGTTCACCACCCAGGAACTAAATCCGACCCATTCTTATATGAAGCGTTGGAAAGAAAACGTAATGATGTATTTGATACATTTTCAAAAGCCACTGGTCTTGCTATTAATGATCTATCGAATAGCGATTGGCTTGGGGCTAAGGAAAAAGAAATTCGAATAGATATTTAGAGGTGTAACAATGCTATATGAATACGAAGAAATGCAGTTCACCGATGAGCTGTTAGGCAAAGAGGTTTTACCTCAGCACGTTGAACGTGCAGAAAAAGCATTATATGCCTTTGCAAAACGTCTTGGTGTATTAGAAGGCGATATCGTAAAAAGTTATCTAGTCGATGAATTAGTGCAACTATATATATATCGTTTTGTATGCGTTGACAAGGCTTATGCGTTACCAGGTGCATATACTCGCGACGGCTCAACCGATGATTTTTACAGTAAAAAACTGCAATATATCGATGAACGTATCGCAATGTGCGAAAATCAAATTACACCGGAAGAATTAACAGGCGACCCTACTAAATATGCTAGGTATCGAACTGTAGAAATTTTCAGGGGGTAATATGTGGCTCGAACTAATGCAACATATCAAACGTGTAATTGATAGCCACGGAACAGGCTTTAATGTTATTCTTGGGGCTATGAGGCCACAAGCTGCAAATATCGATGCGAATGGTGTAATTATGGTGATTAGGGGAGAAACAACGCCGGGAGATAATGCCATTCAATCGGAATTGCAACAAGAGTTATACATTGAAGTATGGGGCCGTAATGACGACCCTGATATGAACGTAGGTTATAAAGTTATCGCTATGTTCGAGGATACTTTCGAGGCGATTATGAGTAATCTTCGTAATTCGTGTGGCAGATTAGTTCCGGAAGCATGTATCTTGAAAGATAGCGGCTATCAAATCATCGATATTAAATGTACAAGTAAAGTAGGCGACCATGATTCAGTACGGCCATTGATTGGCACGCAGTACAGGTTTGTGGCTCGCCTTATTAATTTGAATGAAGAAACAAACGGAGGTATCTACTAATGCCAGCTCAACCAGCTACAGCAAAAAAACTTTATAAACCGCAACAGGCTGCAATGCCTACTGCCGGTAAAAATTATTTGATTTATGTTAATACTGGCACCGACGAAACAACAGGTGCTGAATGGCTTTTATTAGGCGGACAACGTACAGGTGATGTATCTCGTAAAGCTGATAGCATCGATGCATCTCACAAAGGCACTAACGGCTGGAAGTCTACTATCCCAGGCCTTAAAGAATGGTCCATCGACCTTGAAACATTGCTCATGCCTAACGAAGAGTCATTGCAATTGTTAGAAAAAGCGTTCTTGAATGATGATCTTATCAACATTAAGATTGAATATCCTAACAAAGCATATATGACAGGTATTTGCTCCATCACAGAATTGTCTATGAACACACCACATGACGATGTGGCAACGTATAAAGGCAGCTTAAATGGTGTAGGTCCATTGTCCGAATTAAAACAACCATAATTTATAGTTAGTTAATTTAAGGAGTGCGTACTCATGAAAAAAATCACATGTGATGTATTTAATGCTGGCGAAACAATTTACTTTACGATTGGTCGAATTGCTGAACTTGAACAGCTATGGGGTGAACCTATTTTTAAAGCAGTTCAAGCAGGGGCAATGACATTCCAACAATTAATCACTGCATTTGTTGTCGGAATGAAGCATGAAGGTCGTAAACGCGATTATATTTACTACCAGGAAAAGCTACAACAATTATTCGATGAAGGCGAGGTTCAATATCTAGACCTTGTACAGTTAATTGTAAAAGCATTAATCGGTAGTGGTGTATTTGGTAAGGCTGCGTACTATGCATCATTTCCGGAAGAAGCTGACGAAAAAGCACAATCCGAAGTAGAGGCAGAGGAAGCAGAAGCAAAAAACTAGAAGGGGGCTATACGGCCCCCTCTTTTAATTTATGGATAACAAAGGCCGAGCGTACGGCATATGGTCCACTCAATTTGAAGCCTTGGGAGTTTATGAAATTAAGCCCTATGGAATATTACAAACTGGTGGAAGGGTACGAATTGCGAATGGAGATTGAGGACCGTAGGCAGGCTTATTTTACGTGCATAATGACAAACGTTCATATTGCTGGTAATAAGCGGTTAAAAGTCGAGGACATCATGAAGCAATTACACCCTATGACATTGGCACAACGCAAAACGGAGGAAAAGTTATTCATGGAAGAATTTAGACAGGCGGGAGGTGAGATATAAGAAAATGGCAGATTCACAAATCAATGTACGCATAGTTGGTTCATCTAGTGGTGCGGAACAAGCACTCGATAGAGTGGCTAAGAAAGCGGAAAATGCACTAGGCAAAGACGTTACTGCTTCGATGGAGGCTGTTAAAAGTAAAGCCCAGAAGATCTTCGGTATTGAAATTCCTAGTATCATGTCAGCTGCCAAAAGTGGTGCTGCATTTGGTGCTGCGGCAATAGGGATTGAAGCTGCAGGGCGTGCCATGAAAGATATGGCAGTTAGTGCTGTTCAAACCACCGACCAACTTACACAGATTAGGGCACGTATCAATTTGATTAATGACGGCAGTCAGTCTACTGCTGAAATAATGGACAAGATTTATAGCGCTGCTAATCGTTCTCGTGGTAGTTATTTAGATATGGCCGATAGCGTGGCTAAGTTGAACATGCTTGCAAAAGACGCTTTTTCATCTAATGACGAAGCAATCTATTTTGTCGAACAATTGAATAAGCAATTTAAAATCTCAGGTGCTAGCGTTGAAGAAACAACATCAGCTATGTACCAGTTAACGCAAGCGATGGCAGCTGGTAAGCTACAAGGGGACGAATTCCACTCTATCATGGAGAACGCTCCGATGTTGGCGCAATCTATTGCCAGTGAAATGGGCTTGACGGTAGGCCAATTGAAGGAAATGAGCTCACAAGGGCTCATTACTGCGGACATTATTAAGGAAGCCTTATTCAATAGCGCGGAAGAAACGAACGCTAAGTTTGCAGAAATTCCTATGACGTTCCAAGATATAGGAACGCAAGTTCAGAATGAATTAATAGCTGCATTTCAACCGGCTATGGAAGAAATAAGCAACATGACAAGTTCAGGTGTATTAAACGATGCACTTGCTGGGTTGTCTATTGCATTTCGTTTGGTTGGCACTGCTGCACAAGCAGCCATTATTACTGTAAGGGGTGCATTTAGTGCGTTATCGGTTGTAATTGGTACAGCTAAGAATATTGTTACGAGCTTTGCGAACCTGTTTAGAACCGCCATGCCAGGGGTTGCCACTGCCATTGTAGGTGTTACCACTGCATTTATTACTTATAAAGCGACAGTCGCATTATGTAGCGCTCAAACTGCTGCATTGACTGTAAAAACCGTAGCGTTGAAAACGGCACAAGTAGCCTGTGCGATTGCAACCAGGGCATATGCGTTAGCAATGACTGTTGTTAAAGTAGCCATTCAAGGTACTATCTTATCGATAGGCGCATTGACTTTGGGGACAACTGTCCTCAAATCGTTATTTCTAGCATTAAGAAGTAGTACATTAGCTGCAGCTACTGCTCAGCGTGTATTAAATGTTGTAATGAAGGCAAACCCAGTCGGAATATTAATATCCGTCATAATGACTTTAGTCGGTGTGTTTGCGACTGCATCTGCTGCGTCTAATGGGTTCGGTAATACGTTAAGTTCTGTATTTTCAACTATTGTGCACACAGCTGTTTGGGGTGTGAATAAAATTATTGAAGGGCTTAACTGGTTAATTGCAAAACTTAATAGCGTAGGCGATAAAGTAGCTAAATTCTTTGGTACTACATTTACTGCTATACAACAAGTTGACACAATCAGTGCTGATGATACACAGGCATTTATTAATAAAGCAGAAAATATGGCTTCACAAGTAATGCAAGGTGTAACAGGTGGCGGTGATACAGGCCTAGACGTTGGCGGTGGTGGCGGAGATGATGGCGGTTCCGCTGGTACCGGTAAAGGTGGAAAAGGTGGCGGAGGTGGTAAAGGCCACTCCGGAAAGGATCTTGCAAAAGAGGCCAAAGAGGTCCACGAAAAAATCTTGCAATCGTTCTTGGAAATGCAAGGCAATCAAGTCGAACTAATCGAATTGCAATACAAAAAGGAACTCGATGAGCTCAATAAATCAAAGAGTGCTAACGTTAATTATCAAGAAGATTTAAAGAACCTTAACGATGTTTATGCGGATAAACGTATCAAGGCTAAGCAAGAGGAATTTACAAAACTTCGAGCTATTGAAACAAGTATTCGAGATATGCAAAAAGAATTCGCTATCAATACTGCTGATAAAGACAGTACTGGTAGCGTATCTCCGTCCGTTCAATTGTCTAAGGATTATATCGACGCTATCGATACAATCGAAGATAAGTATGCAGAAATGGTCGATAAGTTCATTAAAATGGACGCCATGGAACAGCAACATTATATTGATAAGTTGAAAGAACGAGGCATTGCATTTCAACTTACCGGTGATGGACAAATCTCATTTGAGGCCATGAAAAATGCAGAATTGTTGGCTAAACAAGAAGAGTATCAAAAAAAGGCATTACAACTTCAAACCGAGTTGCAAGATGAAAAATATAAAATCGAAGACGCCATGCGTACTCAAAACTTCGAGGCATTGCAAACTGCATTGAATGATGAATATATCGCTATGCAACAAAACTATGACTTGCGCAAGTCATTACTTGAAGAATATAAACAAGCTGCATTTGATGCTCATATGAACGGCCAACAAGTATTGTTTGACGCTATAAACGCTGGCATGGATAGCTTACAAGGATCTATTTCAGGGCTTATTCAAGGTACAACAACGCTTATGCAAACATTCCAAAATTTAGGTAAAGCGATACTCAAAACTATTGCGGATAGTGTAGCACAATGGATAGCCGGTCAAATTAAACAGGCAGTCTTTGGTAAAATGCTAGCGGCTCAACAATCTGCCACTGGTATTGCTGCGGCAAATGCTCAATTACCGGCTTGGAGTGCATTGGCACAACAAGTTAGTATGGCAACGTTTGGTGCAAGTGCTATCGCTGGTATGGCTGCATGGAGTGCTAACACGGCAGCTGGTGCAGCTCAAACAGCTACACAAAGTACGTTCTCCGGTATGTTTAATTCCGGTTCAAGTGGATTTAGTAGCAACCTATCCCTACCAAAATTGGCAAGCGGTGGTGTGGCTTATGGCTCAACTTATGCTGAAATTGGCGAAGGTAAGTATAAAGAAGCTGTATTACCTTTGAGCGAAAGTACATACGATGAAATTGGTGGCGGTATAGCTCGTGCTAATGGTGGCGGTGCTGGTAGTATTACATTTAACGTATCTGCTATGGACGCTCAATCATTTGGAACATGGCTCGAAAACTCAGCTGGACGCTCGTTAAGACAGTTTTTAGTTAACCAAGATAGGGAATTCATAGCAACGGAGGGGACGTGGTAGCATGGCAGATTTAATAAAATTTCCGGATATCAAATCCCTTGCGTGGAAGTCTACGAAGGCTCAAAAATGGGATACTAAAATAAAGCGTACTGGGAGCGGTCGAGTGCGTACAATGACAATGTGGCAGTATCCGCAATATACAATTACTACTGAATTTGCAATATTAACTCCAGAGGAGCATAAGCAAATCATGGGGTTCTATGCAAAAGTAAAAGGCGGTACAATTCCTTTTCTTTGGTTGGATCCAGAAGATTTTGAGGAAAAGGGTATTCGTTTAGGTACTGGGGCTCAATCTGAATGGCAAGCAGTTCGTTTGTATGGTGATTTTAGGGAACCGGTAGCACATATCGAAAACCTAAAATTATATGCTAATGGGACGCCGATAAATGCTGTATCTGATAAGGGCGTAATTAGGTTAGCACAAGGGGTAACAGTAGCACCGACTGCGATTATTACTGCTGACTATACATATTATTGGAAAGTTATGTTCAGTGGTGATTATACGGACGAGATTATTTATAAAGACATCTTCAAGTCTAAGTCTTTTAAATTGGTAACAGTGAGGTGAGTAAATGAAGGAAGTCGGACAGATTTTAAGCAATCATTTAAGCACATCTCAATCATTCTTGTCGTGTGATTTATACGAGCTAAAACTAAAAAGCGGTATCAGCTATTACTGGGCCGATACCGATGCAGATGTAAATTATGGGGGCCACACTTATAAAGGTGATGGCCCTATTATTACGCGTGAAAAAATAGCTACGAACAGTACTGTTAGCGTTGATAAATTAAGCGTAACCATTACTGCTAGTCAAAACGACCAAATTGGTGGTGTGCCTGTATTGGAAGTCGCTCATAATGGTGGTTTAGATGGTGCAACGCTTGATCTACGCCGTGCGTTTTTTGACGATGCTGGCAAGGTGATTGAGTGCATAGACCTATTCCATGGAATTTGCGAAGTAACACAGGGCGGTGGCTTTATATTGAAGATTAGTGCAAAGTCAGTTGTACAAAAGCTCAATATCGAATATCCAAACCGAAGATATTACCCTCAATGCCCTTATAGTATTTACTCGAAAGAGTGCGGTGTCGATATTAAGGCTTATCGCAAGAAAGCAAAAGTAACGGCTGTTACTGGTACCAATACCGTGCAAATCGATATACCATTTGAGGACGGCTATTATACAGCAGGTGGTATGGAATGGATAAGCGGACCATTAGCAGGACAAGCAACGCAAATTATGGATAGTAAAAACGGCACTATTATTTATATGAGTGCAACAAACACATCACCTCGTATTGGTGATATAGCCTATATCTATCCAGGGTGCGACAAAACACCGACTACTTGTAAGAATAAATTCAATAATTTTAGTCGGAATAGGGCGACACCTTATGTTCCTTTAAAGGAGACGATACGATGAAATTAACAACAGGTGAACGTATAGCAAATGCTGCATGTGAATGGCTAGGCACTCCATATCAAAATAACGCTATGGTGAAAGGTAAAGGAGTAGACTGTTCATATTTATTAGTGGCTGCGGTGGTTGATAGTGGCCTAATGAATATTGCAGATTTCAATATCGAAAACTATTCCAATGAATGGCATTTACATCGTTCAGAAGAAAAGTACCTGAAATATGTTAAACAGGTAGCAGACGAGGTGACTCTTGATGATCTTCGTATCGGTGATTTTTTACTATACCAATATGGACGTTGTATTTCTCACGGTGCCATTTATATTGGTAACAATTTAGTAATTCATGCGTTTGTTGACTTGGGCGTTATTCTTTCATCGATTGACGATGTATTATTTTATGACGCCAAAGGGAAAAGTCGCTTACGTGCTGTGTATCGTTTCAGGAAAGGTGGCAAATAATGGGCTTTTTATTTAATCGCGGTAAAAATACCACTAATCGAGCCGATATGATTGCTGATTTTCAAATCAATAGTGCTTCGTATGGTGAGGTAGTGCCTGAAGTGTTAGGCACTACACGATTGAGTGGCAATATTATTTACTACGACGATTTCACACCTCATGAACATCGCAGTACGACGAGAACTGGTAAGGGTGGCGGTTCAAAGCATACAGAGATAACCTACACCTATACTGTTGCATGTGCTATTGGCTTATGTGAGGGCCCTATCGCTGGCATAGGGAAGGTTTGGCGAGACAAGGAGATATATACCTATCCGAGCGAAAAAATCGAACTGACAGCATATAATGGCGATTATGGACAAACTCCATGGCCTTATGTTTTATCTAAGCACCCAGAAAAGGCATTGCCTTATAGTGGCTTGGCATATATGGCTGGGGTGGTAGATTTAGGGGAGCGAGGTAGCCTACCTCAATTTAATTTTGAAGTCAGAGGGAAGCTGTTAGATACTGGCGACGGTATCGATGTAAACCCTGCCGATTATATTGTGCATGTGTTAAAGTCTATCGGCATTGACGATGTAAGTATAGACGGATTAGAAAATTATCGTGCATACTGCAAAGCAGCTGATATTCTAATTAGTACACCTCCGGACAGTAAAAGCTCAAAGGCTCAAAATGTTATTAATGATATAGCTGAAATTACAAATAGTCTTGTATTTTGGAGCACAGACCGTTTAAAAATTGTACCATTAGCCGATAAGCCTATTGGCGATTGGTCGCCAGCTAATCAAATTCAATATAACTTAACAGCAGATGATCTTATTCCGGCCAGCGATGGACAACTTATTGTGTATAAGCGAAAAGATAGCTCGGAAACATATAATCAGGCAACAGTTGAGTTTATTAATCGTGCCAATAGCTACGAGAAAGAAATGGTATCATTCGAGGTGATAGCAGATGTGCAAAAGAACGGCCTCAAACCAGCGTCTAAGAAGTCCGCTCATTATCTCTATACTAAGGCTAGGGCTCAATACTATGCAGAGCAATTAGCGATGAAACGGCTATATGCAAAGAATCAATATACATTCCATCTCGACTGGGCTTTTTGCAGATTGGAACCAGGTGACCTAGTAACAATCACAGATGAGTTATGCGGATTGCGTGAGCAAATCGTAGTTATAACGTCAGTATCAGAAGCTGCAGATGGACAACTTGAAATTACAGCAGAGGGTAAACCGCCGGGAACATATGCTCCGGCAAAGTATAACGTTCATGAAAACGAACGACCTTTTATTGATTATAATGTACCTGCTCCAAGTGTTAATGACGTGGCTATTATTCAAACGCCAGGTGATGTAGGTGGCAACGAATTATATATCGGTGTAAATTCAGAGCCTAACTGGGGAGGCTGTTCTATATGGTTGTCGGATAATAATGAAAACTATAAACGAATTGGCAATATCTCACAACAGGCTCGAATGGGTAGGCTGAAAACAAGCCTAACACAAGGAAGCAACACCGCTAATGTGATAATCAATCAAGGTGCATTAAAAGGTGGCAGTCATGTTGATGCTGAACGAGCCAACACTCTATGCTGGGTTGACGGTGAATGTCTATCTTATGAAACAGCTCAATTGCAGCTTAATGGTGATTATGCTTTGGGTGGTATTATACGTGGCCAATATGGAACTAATGATACAGCTCATAATGCTGGTGCTAGGTTCGTAAGAGTTGATGAGGCGTTATATCATGCTCCGTATCGTAAAGAGGATATCGGAAAGCAGGTATATTTTAAATTTACGTCATTCAATATGTATGGATCTAACGAACAAGGGTTAGATGAGGTGCAAGCATACCCATATACAATCACACCGTACTACATTCCGGAAGTAAGCGATTTAGCATTATTTACTAAGTATTACGAAATTGGCGATGGTGTATTGTCATTTGATGTAGTAGCTGCATTTACTCAACCAACTATTAATACATTTGATACTGTCGAAGCATGGTATCGTGAAGGTACCAACGAATGGAAGTATGGCGGTAATGGTGATAATCAAATCGTTATTAGTGGTTGCGAGTTAGGTCATACGTATGAAGTGCGATTAAAGGTAAAGGACCGCCACGGAAACTACTCACAAGGCATTATCAAATCTGTATTAGTTGAGCTCAAATCAGAAGTGCCTAATACTCCGCAAGGACTGGGCGTTTCGTTTGGTGATGTTGCCACCTTTAATTGGTTAGAGGTGCGTAACGCTGATATTGATTTTTACGAGTTGCGATATGATCTGCACCCAGGTCAAGAGTATGGGCTAATTGGTAAAAGCAATAATACTACTTTAAGCACTCTATTAACAGAACGGAGTGCAAAAGTATATTTATATGCTCATAACCCTACAAAGGGGTATAGCGCTCCGGCAGAATTGACATATAACGTACCTATTCCACCTAAACCATCTACTATCAAAATAGTTAGTTTGATTAATGGTATCGGTATTACTACCGATAATATCAAGTTAGGTTGTAAAGGGGTTAATATTTACGTTGACGGTATTAGGTATTTCTTTACAACGAATGTAGCAACGATACCATTGGAAAGCGGTGTTCATACAGTACAGGTTGCATTTGTTGATTTATTCGGAGAAGGCCCTAGAAGTGATGAGCAACTAGCGACAATCAAAGCTAAAATCGATAAGTCCCTACTCGATATGGAAAGCCTAGGCCTAGAGGGTATAGACAAAGCTGTAAATGACTTGAAAGGCGAAGTCGGAACAGTCAAGACGGCCGTCAATGGAATGAGTAGCAAAATAGTTGACCTTGGCAAGGCGTACCAGCGGACTTTGAGCGATTATCAGAATAACGTAAACTCACAAATCACGCAGATTTCTAGCAGCATTGATTTGAAAGTAACACAAGCCATTAACAATATGGACGGCGCTGAACTGGTGAGCCGTATCAATCTAAGTCCAGCAGGTACGCGAATAGACGGCAAGCTATTGCATGTTACTGGTGAGGCCCTGTTCGATAACAATATCATCGCTAAGGGAATGATACAGGCTGGGGCTGTTACTGCTGATAAAATGCAGGTTGATAGCCTTTCATCTATTACCGCAACAATCGGCACATTGCGAACTAAAACGAGTGGCGCAAGGGTTGAAATTAGCGATAATCTAATTCAAGTGTTCGATGAAAATGATACATTACGCGTGAGGTTAGGCTTATGGCAAGACGATTAATTAATTTTGTAAAAAGAATATTTAATTCATTATTTAAGCGAAAGGGTGATAATGTGCCAGCTGGTGTAGAAGTATTTGATAAAAACGGCAATGTAGTTGCTGATGTAACAACAACATTAACAAAAATTGTATGGTTTAAAGTGCTTGATACATTCGAGCCGTCAATCAGCGTTACTATACCGATTTATAAAAATCAAAAAATATTTACAGCGCGTGAATTCAATCCGTTATCAAACGAAAGATACACGGCCGATTATATTGCAAAAATAACAGACGATACGGTTACTTTTGTATTGACTAATAATAATGCTATTGGGAAAAAATGTTCTATTAAATTAATGATAGGGGTGTGCTAACCATGCATATGTTTGAAGTTGTAAATGATAACAATAAGGTTGTGCTAGATGATACGCAGAAGTGTATGCATTTAAAATATTTATTAAAATATACGAAATCAAATTTCGTAACTCTTAATAGGTGGACGTCTCCATATGGCGCTTATTTTTCTAAATTTAAAAATCCAGCACAAAACTTGTATACAGGGAGCCTAGACCAAGGGCAAGTAATGCAACGCGTATTTATTAAAGTGCCGATTACGAAACGCGATAAAGATGAATTTTATTTATACTCTATCCACTTCCCTCATGAAGTGCCGTCGTTTAGAACGAGTGAAACTTGTGAATATGATAGTAATAGAAATGTATTTCAACCACTTTTCTTGCTCACTATGTACTTGCCAGCTGGCGCAGCGGTTGAGGATATTATCGAGGACTTGGAAGTATATGTATATTCGAGTAAATTAGACCGTAAAACAAATTTTGGACTAGAAATATTTGATAAAGATAGAAATAAATTGTTTAGCAGCTCACTGTATTATATGCGTGTATGCGATGTAAAAGATGCCTATTATACAGTGAACAATAAAAACGCACAGGATTTTTACACGCAAACAAGCTATAACGGCATAAAAAAAATAGGCTTAACACGTATTAATTCATGGCGAACCCAAGAAATTGCAATCAATGGAAACACAGTAACAACTTATTTAAGTAATAGCCAAAATACACAACTATCGTTAAATCATGGATTTGACGGCCATATGATGTATATTGTGTCAGAATTAGACGGGCATAAAGATTTCCCTGTTTCGCTTGATTTAGGCGAAATTTAAACGAGGTATATATGAACTTTATAAGAAACGAGCCAGAAACATTACACATCGGCGCTGATTATCGTAGAGGTTACGAGGTCAGTGCCGATTTTGATTTAACGAACTGCACGGCGGTTATGAAAGTGCGGAGCGTGCAGGGCAAATTACTGGCCGAGGCTGAATGTGTGGTTCACGATAATATTATTTACTGCACTATCACTGCCGAGGCAACTAAGCACATAGGCCGCAATTATAGGAGCGGTCAATATGATGTGTTCCTTATTCATGGGAACGATACCACTAAAATCGTAATGGGTGATATGAAATTCATTCATGATATTTCAGCACATTAGGGGGTGCAATTATGGAAGATACAAATAACTTTGAATATGTGAACGTTAAAGCAAGGGTTCCGAAAGTGATTGACGTTGTAATTCCGGGGGCGCAAGGATTACCGGGCGAACAAGGAACGCAAGGCCCAAAAGGCGACCCATTCCGATATGAGGACTTTACGCCAGAGCAATTAGAGGCCTTGAAAGGCCCTAAAGGTAATGACGGGCTAAGTGCGTTTAATATCGCTCAATTAAATGGATTTCAAGGTACATATGTTGAGTGGCTAAAATCGTTAAAAGGCAAGGACGGCGCAAGTGCTACGGCCGACAACGCTCATCAGTTATTATTGCAAGGTAACGTATGGTGCGAGAGTGCCAGCGTTGACGATGTACTTACAGCCATGATTGGAAACATTGGCAAGCCGTTTCCTCGGACTGAATTTAAGCCGTTGACTATTCCAAGCGTAATCAAAGGGCAACAGAGGGTATCCGTTACAGGTGAGCCTCATTATAGCGTTAAGGTAGTTGGTAATGACACACCTTTCACGCTAGATAGTACTGGGACTTGCGCTGTTACAATTCCGCCATTAGGCGAAGATGATATAAATCTCACCTATCACAATTTTACGGGTGAGAAAGTAGCAGAATACAAAATCGCTGGTGTTCAGACAGGTGCAGTTGCTGATGAAGAATATGAAGAAAATGGCATTGTATACAAACGCTATGGCGATGTGTTGAAAATGAACATTACCAATAATACAGTGAATGGGAACTTCAACGTAAACCCTAAGCGTTGGAACATTTCGAATATGACTATGTACGCTAATAGACCGACAACGCTTAATTTAGGCGATAACTGGAACAGCTACGGCCCTTATTATATTGAAACGCCTGAAAATATAACATTTAAAGGATTTAACAACAATATGCGGCTAACCATAGTTACATCAACACAGGGTACCAAAACGCTGGTATTTAATCAGAATACCTTTGAATGGGATGCGACTAACCATAGTTACATCAACACAGGGTACCAAAACGCTGACCATTTATAA